CGTTGCCAGATACCCTTGCGTTGCCAGATACCCTAGCGTTGCCAGATACCCTAGCGTTGCCAGATACCCTAGCGTTGCCAGATACCCTAGCGTTGCCAGATACCCTAGCGTTGCCATATACCCAAGCGTCGCCATATACCTCAGCGTCGCCATATACCCAAGCGTCGCCATATACCCTAGCGTTGCCAGATACCCTAGCGTTGCCAGATACCCAAGCGTTGCCAGATACCCTAGCGTTGCCAGATACCCTAGCGTTGCCAGATACCCAAGCGTTGCCATATACCTCAGCGTTGCCAGATACCCAAGCGTCGCCATATACCCTAGCGTTGCCATTAGATGTTTTTTCTGATTCTAACCAACCGCCTTTTTCACCTTTTTTAACTGCTCTAGCAGGTATGTCTACAGTAGCTTCGATACGAAATAGCTTGACTCCCAGAAAGTTAATCTTAGTTTCGTTGGTTAGTTTAAATTTTAGATTTGCCATGTTGTTCCTTTACTTTCTTTTAAATAATCTGCTTAGTGTGAGCTTACGTTTTGTTTGGCTTGGTGTATCTTCGTAGGCTAGGTTGAATTTTTCTAGTTCGGTTTTCATAGTTCTTCTACTTTCTTGCGTAGCACTTCTGCGTATGCACTTGCGTCTTTATAAGCAAAATCTGTTTGAAAAATTATTTCTAACATCAGGGTTTTTATTTGCTGTTTTGCTTCTTTTTTAGTAATGCCCGCATTTAGAGCAACAAATGTCAGTTCTAGTTTTTGAAGTATAATATCTAGTTGGCTCATAGTTCCTCCACCTTTTGCACTAATTTTGCAAGAGTACGTTCAGCTTCTCTGCCATTCTCATCTATACTACCTATCAGCTCTAGCATAAGTGATTTGATTTGAACAGAATATCCATCCAATTCATCTTTGTTTAAACTTTCATCGTTACCGCCAGCCCAAGCAGCTTCTTCATTTAGCTCTGATAAAATTTCATCTAGCTTACTCAAAACTTAATCTCCTCATCAACGTTAATACTTTCAATGTTTTCATCATTCTTCCGTATGTGAGCTATGGACTGTTCTAGGAGTGCTAGGGTGTCTTTACGGCTGGTTGGGATTTGGTAAGCTTTAGCTGTGCGCTGGAACTCTTGTATTAGTTCTTCTAGGCCGTTAGCTAGGAGTTCTGTTTGCATTGCGGATTCTATTGTAGTTAGGTTATTCATCTTCAACCTCCGTAAACAAACCCATCTCTAAACATTCTGAGCATCTACCAGTAAGCATAAATAGCTCGCCTAGTGGTACGGCATCACAGCAGTTGCTTGTTGCTTCTGGTGAGATTATCAAGCTGAGATCCTTAAAGAAGTTGTCTAACTTACTCACAATAACCGCCATCTTCTAAACCGTTCTCGATTTCTTCGTTACAGTTATCGCACACAACTATGTGAGAGTTGTAGCTTTGATCGCTATCTCCTACCCAATAGACGTTTTCTACTTCTTCTACATGAGTGTTTTGGTGGCTACACTCGAATAACCAATCATCATTTAAGATGTATTCTGCCGGTATTTCCTTTACTTTGATTTGCATACTTGCCTTCCTATTAGCTTTGTACCTACAGTATAGCAAACGGCTAGCATGTTTGTCAACACATAATATAAAAAGCACCTACTTGAGATGCTTAATATATTTTCCGTTTGTAAACACACTCCAAGGTTTCCAGTTTGTGCCGTTGTTAGATATTTTGTAAGCCCATTCTATATTAGTAGCTGGGTCTTTTAACGCTTCACAACTTGGTCTACCTTTTAATGTGCGGATCTGGAACAGTCCACAGCTCGGAGCTAAGAGGCCATTGATCGGCTGTGTGTCACCAACGGACAACGTATTGCAACCTGATTCGGCTTTCATAACTGCCATAGCTATTTGAATGTTCCAGTTATACTTGGCTACTAAGTTCCTGTATGGCTCGCAGCCTACAGGAGTTGGTTTAATAGCTGGTACTGTAGTTTGAAGTTCTGCCTTAGCTACTACAGCTAACTGAGGCTTTATTGTTTTGACTGCTTAGCAACTGCTTCTTGAATAGTTGATTGTAGTTTGCGTTCGTTAGCTGCGCCAGTGTTCACTCCTTTGTTGTAGGCTGTTAAGGCTACCAGGGTTACTGCTCCGACTACTGCTAATGTTGCTACTACGGTTACTATTGTTCTAAGGTTCTGATTCTTCATTTTACTTACTTTCTTTTTAGGTGTTTTTGTTTTGGGTGCTATTTTTTTGACTAGCTCGTCAGTTGTTTTTGCCATTCTTACCTTTCCTATTAGCTTATGACTCTTGAAGTTTAGCATACTCGCTAACCGTTTGTCAAGTATTTTGTTAGGTGAGGGTATTCTTTAGCTAAGTTTTCGAGTGATCTGCTGCCTTTTAATCCGTTACACCAAGTACAAGCTTTCTTTATGTTCTCTAGGCTATCTCGTAGTTCTGGTGAACCGCTTTTCGATTTAACGTGTTCAGGTACTACTTGATCGGCTGTGAGCGTTACAGGGCAGTATTCGTGTATTTGTAAGTAGCAGTAGTATATCTGATCGGGGTTGAGAGTTGACCTAAACCGATCACTGGTTATCTTGTTCTGCTTACCACGTTTACCTAGTTTGTTAAGGGGCTTGCGTGGCTTATGCTGCACGCAATAGTCTGAATAGGCACGTTTGCCGCAGGTCAAGCATTGTCGGGACATTTGCAGTAGTCCTTATACTTAGAACCTTTTACAATTCTGCGATGGCAAATATTGCATAGCTTATGAATTGTCATTTTTTCGGGGCCTCCCACCAAGCCGGCCTAACTTTTTGAAGTACTCGGTGTCCATCCCCTTTTCTTCACGAGTAGCAAGCATCTTGTCTATCGTTTCTTGAGATGGGCGAAATGAGGCTATATCTTGCATATGTTTACGGTAGTTTTCTTCACTGCCCCACTTCTCAATGCGTTTTAATCGGTTAGCTTCTTTTTTCTCTTTGCTCCAGCCCATACTATTTACCTCTAGCTTCTAAGATTGGTAGACCTGCTTCTGTAGGTATATAGATCTTCTCACTTTTACCGTTCTCTAAATTACGAACCCATAGATATTTGATGTATTCATCGGTTAGTTGGCCGCCTTCAACTTTAATAGATTCGGCCGCACCCTTTGCACGTTCAATTTCTGACTGAGCATTAAGTTTTTCTGCTTCTAAGTTCGCTTTTGCTTCTTCTAGCTTTGTCTGTTTGCTAAATTGCGCTTCGGCAAGTTCTGCTTTGCCCCTTTGAGTTCTTCTATATACACCGTACTTCGGTAAACCCCACATGGAGAACGCGATTAGACCGATTAGAAAGCCCACAATAGCGATAAATGCTACTGATTCTGCTACAAAACCCTTTTGATTTAAATTTGTCATGGTAACTCCTTAATTATTTAATAACTCTATGATAGCCAAGCGTGCGCTCTTAGGTGGAATGTAACTGTTATTTTTCCTGAATGTATTGTAGTGCAAATCTAAGACTGCTTCTTTTAACGAGAACTTTACAGGTGGGTGCTGTGCCTTATTGCTGGCTGTATAATCTAAGAATGTCGGTGACCCCTTAATCTGCAATATCGTTTTTTCTGATAGATCGAACCTATGGGCTAGTCTCCTAGATCCAGCAAATATACCGATGTGTCTTTTGACTTCTTTAAACTTAGCTTCTGTTAAATTTTTTCTCATACATTCTCCTTTACTCTCTGGTTATTAATGATCGTTTCGATACTTGGGAACTCAATCGCTATGTTCAACTTCTCAGCTAAGTGACGGTTAAGTGTTTCAAAAACTTTGTCGATATCCTTAGTTGTAAGCTGTGTGGTTGACTTTTTCTGTAGCATGGCTTGCTGTAGTGGCTTCCATAGGTTTTCTTTAACTAGGTCACCTGTCCATGGTATTTCAACACCATGTTTCATCACTGCTACCATATCTAGGCCAGCTTCATTTAATTGATCTGCTAGATTGTTAAACAGTACGTGGATCGCTCTGTTCTGCGCTGGTGTACGTTTCTTTTTGGCTATGCCTAACTCGATAAACTTACCATCCTTGCACATTTCTACAAATAGGGCTTCTGCTCTTTCGTAGTCTTGGGGGATGGATAGGTTAAAGAGTTGCATCTTTGACAGCCTCTACATCACTACCAAGATTCATGTACAAGGCTTCGAGTTGTTTCGTAAGCTTTATTTCTGGTTCTTGTAGTATCTTCAATATTTGACTGTGTATGCTGTAACACTCTGGGTCATGGCACATACTGAGCTTATCAATAAATACTGAGCCACACTGCTTACAAGCTCTCTCGGCAACAGGTAGGTACTGTAGGAACGCTTTAACATCACTCCTCACTTCTTTCATAAATGAGTCTGTTTCCATTTCCATAAGCTCAATGAATGTTTCATCTCTCGGAACACGTACAACAAACATATCTAGGCCAACTGGTAAACGGCTGTCGTAGCCGACAAAATCGCACCACTCACGCCCTGTAACCCAGAGCTGCATTTGAACTTGCGCTCGGTAGTCCTTAGGTAATAGATCACGAATGCTTGCATCGTCATCGCTGAATACAGACATGGCATTTTGAAATATGTTGTAGAGATGGTTGTGGGTCATTAAACATTTAATCTCAAGCAAACCATCATCACCAACTAAACCATCAGGGCTTACGCCATATTCACCTAGAGTTGAACGCATGAATCCAACCTCTTTAACCTTATTACCAGTTCTGAGCTGGTAGTTAGTTCTTGCGATACCCTCGTTTAATATTCCCCACTTCATAGCATCATTAACATAAATGTCTTTATCGGCTCGCTCACCTGTTAGACGTTCGGAAACAAGCTCTTTTTTGTATTGGTCACGAGGAGCTAAGTAACCGCCACGAGCGCCAATAGCCATAACATCTTTCATTCTTGAGCCTGTAATAATACCAAGCCTGGCAGCGTGCCATTCTGGGCTGCGTTGTTCGGCTTCTATTACTTTATAGCTGGGCATATTGAGCTTCCATTAACTCTTGGAACTTAGCTTTGTCTGCTGGGGTTAGTGAGTCCATAACCGCCTGTAGCTCATCTACAGTGGTTGCAGCTTTAATCTTTTGTTCGGCATCATCATCAACAGCGTAAGAGGGGCTAAAGTCTACCACGTCTTTACGGTTAATGTCTGCACCAAATATCTTACCGATCTTTTCGGCTGCGTCTTTTATAGCGTAACTCTCAGCAGCCGGTAAGCCTAGCATTATAGCGTTTGATTTAATAGCACCTAAATCACTAGCGTTCTTGCCTTGGTCTACTTGAATAGCTACCGCACCTACACCGTCTTGCCATACCATTTTTCTCGTAGTTGGGTGTAGGTAGTACAAACGAACAGTACAGTAAATTGAGTTTAGTAACTGACCCTCTCGTTGTACTTCAACACGCCACTCCTGGAAGATCTTAGTAAGCATTAGCTCTATTTTATCTATAGGGAGATACTTAACACCTTTTGCGAATGGGTGATCTTTCAACCACTGCTCTGGTGGATCTTGATTAAGGAACTCAGATAGTTGGTCGAGTTCTTTAAACTGAGGTAATTTATCCCCAGCGATTGATATTAGTTGGTTGTCTTTGACCATTTGTAACCTTTCCTATTAGCTTAACTACTACAGTATAGCAAACATGCTAGCCGTTAGCAAGACTAACCGTTCTTTAATAAATAATTGAAGTAGCGTGCTGGCACTTTACCCTCTTGCCTTGCGGTACGAGCTAAAATAATCCAGCGTTGAACACCGAACTTTCTAATGGTGCTAGCATAGTAACCGTCCATGTTTCGGCCTGTTCTGGTTAAGTCGCTGTACTCCTCTATTAGTTGGTCGATCTTCTTGTTATCTACAGCTGACAGCTGTTTTGGTTTCTGGTGTTCAGCTGACAGCTGTTTTGAAGCCATGAGTTCGTTGATCCGTTCTGCCATATATTCTCCAAGCATCTGTTTAGATACCTTCGTTAAAAAGTTTGTGGTTTGAACTATGTCCTGCAGAACGAAGTTATTTGTAATTGAAAAACACCCCGTAGGGTGCTTCTCTGTCTGATTCATCTCGCTTTTAATTATAAGCCAAGACGATCGACAATACAAGACCCTACATAAATATTCTTCGTATAGGGTTCTGATTGATTTTGAGATGAATCAGAACTCTATGCCTACTATTGTACCGTAAAGCATAAATTTAGGCAATGCGCTTATATTTTTATCCACAGAAGTTATGCACGTATAGGTTATAAACAGTGGATAACCATTTTCGATACATGTCGATTATGGTATTTTCCTAACCACAAGCGTATACTGTACTTAGTTACAAGCTACGGCAAGTAAAGCACATTATACTGGCGGTCATATTTATATTTTTGTATAAGTCACCAATAAAGAAGATTAAACTTACGAACGGTTTTCATGTTTTTCGCACTTTCTTAGGCCGTCAGTCCATGATATTATATATAAGCAAAACCCCTGTACCCACCACAGGACACGCCCAGCATTATGTCTGGGCTATTTGCTATCAAAAATACCGCCCAAGTCGAGTGTGTTGCTAATAGGATTAAGTACACACAAGGGGCGGTATTATTTTTGTATTTTACTACAGATTGCCGGATTATTCAACAGCCCAATCATGCAAGAACTCTACTTGCTGCATAATGTTATAGGCTACTTTACGTTCTCGTTCCGATCTGACCTGTAAATAAGCAGCTAATTCTTCTACTCTTTCAACTTGCCCGAATGGTATTTGTGTTTCTTCTAACATAGAGATTGCCCCTAGCATTTGGTCACGAGTAAGTTTCAGTGGTGGTCTAACCTCTGCATGAAGCTCTCTATGGCCTAGATGTACCATAGGTATGATTAAACCGCTATCGTTCCTAAAACGCTTCTCTACTGGTGTCTTGTAGTGCCGCTTTGGGTGAATTAAATGATGCCTCGACACTTCAATTCCCATAGTCTGCCTCAAATTGTTTATGCCAGTCTGCATAGGCTTGCTGGGCTTCTTGTTCTGTAAACCAGTTTCTATCTATGCACTCTTGTAGTTCAGCAAGCATTTCGCTCTCAAGGCACATTTTTAAATCTTCGGTGATTGCCATATCCCCGAAGCGTTCCATGCTACTTAGCTTCTTCTGGAGGTTCAGGGTTAGCGTGTTCAGACAAACATAGTTCTGTAGTCGTTCCTAAAGCTAGAAAGCCTTGTACAGCCCCTACAGCACGTCTAGCCATATCTCTTACGTCTACTATCTTTAAATCGTCTAGGAACTCTATTTGTTCTGCCATATTTCCACCTATGTTAAGTACTAGTCTTAGTGTACTCCTTGTGGTTTTATTTTTGCAACTAAAAAAGACTTCTCTGTAAAATTTGCTAGGATGTGTGCAAATTCTACATTTGTGAAGTCTTCCTAATCAATCTGGACGATTGTAAGTGAACGTTTTTATTATACCAAAAACCCCAGCCTTGTACAATTAAACCACAGAGTATCCTTAACAGTTTACTCAGAGTACAAGTGATTCCGGGGTTTCTAGCTTAGAGGGTTCAAAAATCTCTGGATTTAATTATAGCCTAGAATATCCAAGTAAGTAAAGCAACGAACCCGATAATGGCTAGTGTGGTTACAACTACACCGTTCATTATTTTGCCTCAGTCGGTTGGATAAACAGGTTCATCACTGCACTAATACCTGCTGCAATTGCGCCAGCTATTAGTGCTTTGGTTGTTGGCACGTCTACGACTGTAACAATGCCTAGAGCTACAGTAGCTAGTGATGCTTGTATAAATGTTTTTAATGCTCTTACTGCTAATACGTTAAATGTTGTGTTGTTCATGTTACTTCTTTCTATATAAAGTTTCTTTTACTGCTTCAAAACTACCGCTAGTGGCTTTTGGTTGTGCGTTCCAAAAATTAGCCATAGCTGGGTATGTGTTGACGACGGGTTTGCCGACAAACTGTGAGTTATACCCACTGCCGATTACGTTGGGTATGCCAGTAGAGCCGTCAGCTTCTTGCTTCTCCATTTCTTTGGTGATTCGTGGCATTTGGGATAGCCAGAACGTGAGCATACCATCTATGTCTGTTGTGCCTGTGAACTTATAGTTGTAGTTCTTGCCGGGGTATGTACCTGTAGCCATGACTGCACAGGCGTTTTCTTGTTCTTTTGTGATTGGCATTTCACCTCCTTGCTTCTTTATAGGTCTTAATATGGCTGTGGTTTTCAAATAAGTTGGGTTGACGGTTACTCTGCGAGCCTTTTTACCGTTCTGTTCTAGTATAGTTGTTCGGTCAAGGTATATCCAAATATGACCGTCTTTTGTAGGGCCATCAGAAACACCGATATCACCAGCCTGTGCGGTTGATACTTCTGTGAAATACATTCTGTTTGGGTTGAAACGGTTGGCCCAAGCATAGGCGTGACCCCATGGGCCAGCAGGAACGTTTAATACTCTCCAACAATATTGGTTAATAAGGCTCACGCACTCCCCTAGATAACCGCCGTCTTTCCATTTATTTTGACCACCGAATTTACTTACAGTTATTTGTTTTAAAGATTCACTTCTGAATTGGTCAAGTGTCATAGTACCATTATACCTTATGGTGCAACACAGTCAGCAAGGAGGGTGCACTTCTTGACTAATATTTGCCAGCCACTATCTCCTATGTATCGCCATTCTATGCGCTGTTTAGTTTCGTTATATCTAAATTCTGTTTCTCTACCAGCAGCTCCAGCTTCGCCTTGTTCACCTTTAAGCGGTACTTCTTTTACGATTGTTTCTTTAGTTGAAGTCGAGTTAGTACCGTCTTTGCCATCTGTGCCATTCTTGCCAGAATCCCCTTTGTCACCTTTTTCTCCCTTTAGGGTAGCGATGATGACATCAGATTTAGCTTCTTCTAGCTTTTTCTCCAATGATTTGTCAGGGGCGGTAAAGAAGAAGTCATGAGATTCATTCTTGTTACTTTTTACACAAGCAGTAACATTTTCTTCTGTTCTATCCTGTGGCTAAATAAGTAGTATGCAAGATAAGCCTCTAAGTATTTCCTGATTAGAACGAGCTTGTGCATAGATAGCTGAAAGTAAAATACCTTGGAGTATGAGAACTGTTAAAAGTGACGTAGATATAACTATAGTGAGAATATTATTACGGTTTCTCAATGACCAGAGCTTTACTTTATGGTGAATCATGTCAGTAGCCTCTGTGCTAGTAGTAGTGCAAGGGATATTGCTGCACTTGCCACCCCTATAATTGCGAGAATTATCTTTGTCCAATTGACTTGTTCTGGCTTTGACACGCTTTCTCTCCCTTGCCTTTTGGCTTCGGCTACTTCTAGCTTACTAACTCTGTCACTTACAGCATCAAATGTTTGACGTGTGAGGTTGCTGTTCTCTTTAAGCTCTGTCTGTATGCTCCTGAGTGTTCTTTTGATGTCTTGCACTTCTGAATCTGGCATTCATATATCCCTTAGCTCCATGCCTCTACGAGTAATGGGTAGTTCGCATTAGCCGTATCGACATTAATTACTGCTTCATCAGCACTCCATGAGTCAAAAGTAGCAGAAAATACCTTTGTGCCTGATGCACTGTGGTGAGCTATAAGGTAGTTAGGTTGACTGGTATACGGCCATTTTTTAGAAAAGCTAGGGCAAGTAGCAATACAGTGAGTGTTTGTGCCATCTGTCATACCGACTGATAAAAGCTGTACGCTTTCTGTGGTGTTGTTGCGTGGCCCCATTGTGATGCGTAGACCTTTAGGCGTTGCACCACCCAAGTCAAGTATGAGTGTTTTAAGTCCTGTTGAACCGAATGAATATGTTGCTGTGTAATATGCCATATAATCTCCTTAAGTTCCGTATGCTATCCATGTAAAGCCAACTCGTAAACCGCTTGCAAGAACAGCACTACTATCTAGAGTGGCTCTTACTACCATAGCGGTGTTAGTGATATTATATGCGTGAAACATTAATATATTTCCACCGAACCCTGCATTAAATTGTGTAATTGCAGTTGGGTCTGAACCGTTTAATATACCCAAAGCACCGAGGTTTACGGTCTTAATAGCAGTAAATCCTACAGGAAAAGTAATAGTTTTTTCTACTGTGTTTCCACCAGCACCAGTAACAAAGTTCCAACCTGTTTGTATTTTTAAGCTGTTTTCTGTAGTGTTAGTTGTAACTGACTGCAATTCTACTTTATATGTGGATATTTTAGCTCCTGTTACTGCTGAATCTGCTAGTTTAGCTGTCGTTACGTTGGAGTCGGCTATTTTCGCTGTGGTTATACCGGCATCATCTGCTAATTTTGACGTAGCAATAGCAGCACCAGTTTTAATGTTTGCGTTGTCTAAGTTACCGTTTATTTCAGTAACTATTGTAGTAACCGGTGTATTATAATCGGCTACATCAATAGTTTCGCCGTCTGACGGTAGTGAGACTGCTATAGTACCCATTAGAAAACCTCCTTAAGTTTCAGCCACTTATTACTATGTACTTTGCGCCTAGCAACATCTTTAGACCCGTGGCAAGGTAAACAAAGTGTTTGTAAGTTTTCCATAGAATTATTTTGGTCTTTAGCAAGCATTTTTCTGCCATTACCATCAATATGGTCTACCGTGATATCTCTACCGTATTTCAATCTATGGGCTTCCCTTGACATATTGCATTTGACACATTTTTCGCCGTCTCTGATTATTGCATTTTCTCTATTTCCTCCGAAGCGTCTAATTTCAGATAACTTTTCTTTGTTTCTAGTTTGCCATCTGCATACTGACTCTGATCTACAGGCCCTACATTGGTTTTCACCACGGTTTGTGATGTAGGGTTGTCCGGAATGACCTTTTTTACAAGTGTACATTAGTATGCCCCTCCTTGGTATTGCATTAACATATCTTCTAATCCACCTGTAGAAACAGGTGTCATAAAGCTTTCAAGTTCAGCTCGTACATTAGCTATTTTTCTGGCAGCAGATTGTGGATTATCCCCTGGCTGTGGTAGTAAGCGGGCAAATCGTTTAGCTTCAGCATCAGTAATAGCTGCACCTGAACGTAGACGACCAAGTACATCTACTACGTTATCTGTTGCGGCTCGAACATCTGTAGTGCCTGTAAGTCTACCTGTAATACCAAGTGGGTTCGGTAGTGCTTGGCGTTGGAAAGCCCCAGGATCACGAGCTAGTGTATCTTCTAATGTTTGGATAGAACGAAGTCCAGATTGTGATGTAAGCGCCCGTTTTTGAGCTTCTGCGCCCATTGGTTTTTGTTCTACAGGGCCAAAGACTTCTTGTAATGAAGCGTAGTATTTAAGGTACTCTTGAGCGTTTTTAGGATCACGCTGTATATCTGCTCGCAGATTTTCCAGTGGGTAAATTTCAGGTGGTTGATCTTGCGGTGCAGCTACATCACCTTGCGCCATTAAAGCTTCTTCAAGACTTTGTTCTGGTGTCATCTGTTCTTCAGGTGCTTGGCCATTGAACAATTGTCGGCCAGCCTGTCTTACGCCTACTCCTAATGCGTTTTTAGCAGTAAACCCTGATTGCGCTACTTTGCCAGCTGTTTTGCCTAATGTTGGCACAGCGCCAGCTATTCTTCCTGCTGCAGCTCTACCAGATTGTGCAGCCTCACCGCCAACACTTCCTAAGAAACCAGGTAGTTTAATACCTTGAGGAGATTTGGCTGCTGGGAGTACAAAGTCAAGCGCCTGTGCTGCACGTGAGTACTGTGTGTTAGCGTTTTTAAGTCCGGGGATAAGTTTAGATGTAGTTGCGTCAATTTCGCCTCTAATTGCTCGTGCTACTCGTTCAGTTACAGGATCAGGTGTTGCTGATTTACGTGAAAAGTTTATTGCTTCATCAAGATTGCGTCTGAACCCTATAAGATCACCTAATGTTTTAGCTTCTCCTGCTTGATTAAGTAGGGTTTGAGTTGTAGGGTTCGTTGGGTCAAGTCCAGCTATTTTGCTTATCTTAGTAGTAAATCCTTGAGATAATTTAGCAGCTTCTTGGGGGGTTATTGCTCGGTCAGATACCTTAATAATATCGTCAATGTTTTTACCAGCTAGATCTTTAAAGTTTACCAGTCGTTCAGCTACAACATCTGCTGATGCTGTTTTAGGCACGCCAACTTCTTTAAGCACAAAGCTTTGTAACTTAGATGCAGCTTGAGGGGTCAGTTCTTCTGCACCAGCTTTAGCTCCAGTTCGGATTCCCCAAGCTTTGCCTAGTAGACTTTGCGAAGTTCGTTCAGCAACAGTTCTTGTAGCAGCTTTAGCTCCAGCCTCTGCAGCTTCTCTACCAAGAACTTTAGCGCCTACTCTAAGTCCTGCTTTACCTAGATTTAGAGGGCCACCAGCAAACAAACCACTTACTGCAGCTTCTTTTGCTACGTTGCCCCAGTTACCGCCTTGAGGATCAATAAGATTTTCAATTGCTTCACCGATACCACCACCAGCTGCACCACCAATTGCTGCGCCTGGTACTGCGCCAATACCAGCTCCGCCAGCTGCACCTAAGATACCACCAGCTATACCGCCGATTGTTCCTGTAGCGGTTGAGATTTGATCTACCCAAAAATTACGCTTCTTTTTAGGGGCTGGAGTAGAAGCTTGCCTAGTAGATTGCTGTTGTTGATAGCCTTGTTCAAGTAATGCTAGTTGTTCTGGACTCATGCCATGGCCTTTGCTGCTCTAGCTGGTGGGTTCTGTCCTCTAAATTGATAGAACAATTGTAGAGCTAACTTATCGTTTGCATTGCCACGTTCAGCACTTTTAAGAATTGCATCAAGTTCACTAGTAGCCCATGCTGTTTTACCAATGTTTTCAGATAAGCTACGAGCTTGATTATATACTTTTTGCTGTTGTGGAGTAACTTGTGCAGTAGATGGTTGCGCTCCACCAGCTGCACCAAATGATGGGCTGAACCCGCCAGCAGCGGATCGTGCGGCTTGGCGTTTACTTTCTTCAAATTGTTGTCTCTGCAGATTAAGATTTTCGTTAAATTGGCGGGCTTGTTCCGCTTGTTGTAGTTCTTGTTGTCTAAGCTGTTGAGCAAGAGTATCACGTCTTTCGTTAATACCTAAAATAGCATCTTGTAGGGACATCTCTTGTTCACGGCCAGACTGCCTAAGTCGTGCTAATGCTGGCAAGTATTCAGTTGCGGTGTATTTAGCTTGCTCTCCTAGTGGAATACCAGAAAAACCTAAGCCTCTGCGACGAGCGCCACCAAGGATATCACCAAATGCTTGTTCCTGTTTAGCGCCTAATCCCTGTTCTTCTGCCTGGATTTGCCCAGGTATAAGTGCTTTACGAGCTTCAACTTGTTGAATTTGTGGGTCATATGTCGAAGAAAGTTCGGACATAATCTGGTCTAAGCTGCGTGGTTGCATTAGTTTTTCCCGACCCGCCTGTTAAGCGCATTATACCACATCAGAATGGTGCTTTGTAAGTCCTAATTTTAAAAGTAAATGTTTCATCTCCTGCTTGCCCTGTCATTGGTGAGCCATACGGATTAGATGCAAACGCTTGCATTCTCATAGTTGTTGCGTTAATATGATATGCTCCAAAAAATACTGAATATGCTCCTAAACTTCCAGAACGTTGAAAAGTCTGTGTGGTGACAGCCCAGTAATCTTGTGTAATATCACGGCTTGTCTGCACCCGTATATCGGCAAGTGAACCGCTTGCACCAACTACTATGTCTTGTGTATATAAAGCAATGCTAGCTGCTGCGACTGCCACACTACCAGGTATAGTTACTGTGCCTGTCTCATAATCGTCATTCTTTAAAGTATCATGAGCATTCGCCATAATTATTGTTTGTTGGGGGTTAAAAGTCGTAGCCATTTAGTTATCCAAATACACCCTATAATAATATGATATTGTTTCTGGTGAGAATGTATCAACATATATATACATATTTTGTGAATCTACAGATGTAAGCGTAAATATACCGCTTGCCCCTAGTTGTCCCTCTGTTCCAGCGATACGAGATACGCCCCCCCATACCGACCAAAGTTTTATACTTGGTCTGTAGCCTAACCCATGGACAATTGTGTATGTATCAATCCCCGTACCGCTTGTTACTACATCAAGTTTATCTTCTAAATAAAGTTTCATGTAGTTATCGTTAGCATTAAATAAAAAGTTATTTCTATCAGCATTGACCATCTTTGGTGAGCTAGTTATGTCAGATGGTATCAGTCCAACTAACCGATAGTAGAGTGTCCTTGTAGTGTCCCAGTTGATAAATGTCACATAAACATTTGTATTATCAGCTTCAATTGAACAGTTAAACTGTGGGCCATACCCTGCAAATAACGCATTGTAAAAATAAGGTGGGTTACCGACTTCATAAGATGTAGAGAAATTATTATCTGAGAACTGCCCTAAACATAATGGTGTATACCCTAAGTTATGAGGGATCGTTACAACGACTACATCTACAGATGAGGCTGCTTGTGGCACAGATATAGATCCAGGCGGGGGTCTAAAAATAACTTTATCTACCCCAAATCTAGAGCTGAAAGCTACATTATTGGCGTTTGTAAGTAAAGACATACTAGAATAAGCTTAATACATCAACGTCTGGTTTACTAACAACTAAGTTAATTTCACCGTCAGGATCGATACCGATAAGAATACGAGGTACTTGATTCTGGTCGTAATACAGTGAGCCATACCCACCCTCATAAGGCAATTTACCCTCAAGAATAGCGTTGCCACCAGCTTGCTTGTAAGTTTTAGTCACCTGCTCCTTATTAAGCTGGCGAACCATGTTGTTAACTTCATTCCAGTTCTGCTTATAGCTGTTCTCTGAACTAATAGGTCGAAGTGCCATTATCGCATTCTCCTAGATTGTATCTTAAAGGTATGACCTAAGAATGATTGGGGTTGGCGGGCAGCAAAGTGTTTATATCTAATAGCTATTCGGCGATATTCTCCAGGCACGTATAAGTATGACTGCAGCTCTGCTTCTGTGCCGTATATCTGTCCTGATCCGTAAGTGATCCCCGACCCGTAGATAGGCCCAGAACCCTGTACATTCTCTGATTTATAAAGTTGCCAGTTGTCACGCAAATCAGTAGCATACTCACAGTTTATACTGTAATTTCCTGATTGTGCGCCGAATCGTGGTTGCCAATACCTAAACTCTTTTAGAACAGATGGGCTACCGGCAGTCATATAATGCGACTGTAATAGGTAGTTAATATCACCACCTAAGTTGTGGTAATCGTTCGATTCTAGTTCTTGCCACATTATTTGGCCAACTACTGAACTTCCTGCAAGTATGTGGTTGTCATCACCGAAAGCATTTACAGCTCTAGCCACATAAGCGTTTGTATCGTAGCTTTCAATGACATCTGTTCCATAGTTTAAGTTATATACAAAACAGCGATCATTGTAAGCAATGCTAGGGCGAGCGTACCAGTAATACAACCGGCCCTTACTGACACAGAGTACACTTGTAGCCTTTGTGCGCATTGCAAGTATCTCACTGTAATTGTTCTTACTTATAAGTTGCGCTTCTGATCCATTTGATCTGTATATACCATCATTGGAAACATAGTAGACAAAGTTCTTATCAACAGTTGTAGTTTCTTGAGTATAAGTACCTTTTTGGTCTGGTGCTTCATCAAGTGAGAACGTAGCGTTGTCATCGCCAGATAGAATAAACTTATTGTTTAGTGTGAATAGCAAAAGCAACCCATTAAGAGGCACAAGTGCGCTTGTAGGATCGCCTGTTTTTGGTGATGGGACATAAATAAAGTCAGTAGATGTAAATGTCTCATATTCAGCAAAGTTTGAAAACACTACTTTGTTAGGATCAAGGCTTTCAACTAAGAACATAAGGCCCTTGTGTACACAAATATGCGTGTAATTTGTAGCGTTTACTTGAGATTCAGTAGTAAAATTCCATTTCCTATAGCCATCAAATCCATTGACGTAATATACGATGTCATTTACTAGCACAAACCTATAATGTGTTGCGTTAGAACTTAGCCCTGATTTAATAGTAGTAAGTGCGCCGGTAACCTCATCTACTTTTGACAATGTTGTGCCGTGAGCCATTAAAGTAACTTTTGTACCATCACTTTTATATGCCCTAAAAATACCCTTAACACCCCCTATAGTTGCATAGTGTTGTTTAAAATTAAGTGCATATGAAGTCGTAGCCCATGTTGCACCACTGTCTGTAGATACTAATGCTGTAGTCGCAGAGGTAGTTGATGAACATTTGTAATCACCCGAACCTGTCAATTGTACATATACAATAACCCAGTATGAAGTTGCTGCTGTCACTATAGGTGCGCCAACAAATCTTGCCGTGTAATAAGCGTAAGACGAAGTAAGGTCAGATCCAGCTATCGTACTTGAATCAATGATTGTTCCAGGGTTGCCGCTTGCGTTTGTCCACAACTCGACCCTGATAGTACCTGTTGCACTTGCATCGTTTTTTAATCGTATTTCTAGTTTATTTATTCTGCCCGAAGCACTCGCTGTGAATATCTGCGCTAGTCTGGTTACGGTATTAAATGATTTATCTGCAGCTCCTGTAGTTGACGTTATAGCTTGATCTTGAGTTGACCCCATAGCTTCAGAGTGGTAGTCAAAGCCTTTTCTGGTGTCATATTCTCCTAGAGTGATAATACGAGCATCTTGCGCCACACGCCACTTATTAGCCCCCTCGCTTTTTAAAGGGAATTTGTCATTACTAACAAAAGAATCCATACCATCAGAGTAATCGTTATATTCAACAGTAGCCTCTCGGCTGCCCATTGGTGGTATTGGTCTAGTAACTCGTTTTGCCCAAGGCACGGCGGTTTATCCTCATATTAGATGGCTTACCTACTTGTGGGCGACTATACTTCATAACAAGTTTCTGCAAAATTTCATCGTATTTAGCCTGTAGCACTCCTGCTTGATCGTAGTTATCTTTAACTTGCATTACTCGATATGCAGCGCCTACTACAAGTAGTTCTTCAAATTCAGCTGGTATTTCAGGCACACTAGCATCTGCAGTAAGTTCTGTAGGTCTCTTATAATACTTTAAAGTCAAAGTTTGTACGCTTGTTGGGGTAGGGTAAAGATAGATTGTATCTGCAAAGAAATACCAACCGCTGGGGTTAGTCTCGCTATTAGTGTTGAGATTATCAAGTTCACGTACATCAAAATATGTAAGTGTTTTATTGCTTGAGTTAGTTACTTCAAGAGCTTGAACATAATTTGTGGGCAGCCCAGAACCATCAGTTAAGTCAGACACGTTAGCTACTGTAGCGTAGTTTTGCGTGGCTTGCATGAACGGCAGTTTGTACTCATTGAACACATCATTTTGTGTGTCATTTATGTAGTCAGTAATTTCAGAAGAAGAATAACCAGTATCTCTAATCCTGCGCTGAACTTTAGATACGATTGTGCTAAGTTGGTAAGCCATCGAGTGCCTCGCCCGCCTGTATGTTTATATTCTACCACCAATTCTAATAATTGTAACACCCTCTTGATCTTCTATATATCTAAATGGATCATACACCATAGAACCTACGGGGAAACGAATATCTTTATACCTCTCGTGCTGTGTGGCTATAAAGTAGACTGCTTTTTGTGGTATACCGTCTAGCTCATCAAGATGTTGCATCGGGTAACCGTAGTCATTGCGTATTATATTTGCCATAAGTATAGCTGGCGAGCCAGTCTCTATATTGGTTTCTGGTTTAAAGCTTTTACCTAGTAAAACTAATGGTAGCTCGTTTTCTTTACTTGCTTTGATAGCTAATCGAGCGTGCCAATCTTCATAATCTTCTCTAGCTGTCATTAAATCTTCCCATATGTTATGGCTCATACCAGCCTCATCAGCGAGCCAAGACATAGCTATATTATCTCTAGGATGGCAGCCACCCCCGTCAGATTTACCAGCTTTCATATACCTTGCGCTAATAAGGCGTTGGTTTGCAAGAGTCCATGCTTTGTACATATCGTCAAAATTCATTCCCATGCGTTCACACATCTCGCCCCATGCGTTTGCAAGGACTGTTTTTGCGGTGATCCATGTATTGTATGATACTTTAATACCTTCCGCCGTTGTGATATCTGTCACAACATGAGGGGCTTCATGCAAAGTACCGTAAAACTCTTGTAGCTTAGCTGCCGCTTCAGGGCTTTCTTGACCAACAAGCACAAATTCAGGGTTCAAGTAATCATCTATAACTGTTCCCATAGCTATATAAAGTGGGTTATACACATAATCAATATCATCTGATAACAGAGGCTTTATTTCACGCTCGTATGTGCCAGGTAAACAGGTGCTTATAACAGCAAGCGTTGTATTGCCGTCTGAAGCTTCCACTACGTCTCTTACTGCGTCTTTGAGCCAAGTGTAATCAAAATCTGCACGATCTTCAGGCAGTCGAGTAGTACCTTCAAATCTTGGCTCGTGGGGAGTTTGAATAGCACAGAATACTATATCTTTACCAAGAACTAACTCTCCCACATTTTTAGCAACAGTGATTCGACTGTCGTGAAGCATATCTGCAACATACTCCTCTTGGTGTGGGTATGGTTCGCCATTAAAATAGCCTTCAACGGCTGGATTGACATCATACACTTGTACTGTATGCCCTTTACTCTCCATTGCTAAAGCTACCGGCAATCCTAACTTACCAGCGCCTAGTACACCTATGTTCATTTCATAACCTTTCTAAGTTTACGTGCGTTATCTTCTCTCTCCTCGTACATTTTAGGAGATCGGTACAATTCATCTACTTTATCGTTACGGTGGCGTGTAAGGCGTTCTTGGTGGGTAATGTCAAGCGGTGCTTTGTTGAAAGCGGGGTGCATATGCTCGGTGTAAATATCTATTCTTCGGTGTCTATTAACAAGCTTTGCTACGTCATTTAACCAAGTATCATTATAATCAGATGAGAAGTAAGGCGGTACAAAGTAGCCAGTGGCTTTAACCCAGTCTTTGTGTATAAATCCATGCGTACCAAAGTCTACATGAGGGCCGCCATCATCACCATACAAGAAAACAATATTATCTTTATATTCTTTAAAAGTATTAAGTAGTATTGTGTCCCAGCCTTTAGTTCTGAATATGATATCGTCACCCATATGACCTAGTATTGGCGCAGTTGATTTTTCATAACATTTGTTCCACATCTCTGACAGCACAACTCTATCACCTCGTACTTTAATTAAGTCTTGGAGTTCAATATCATCATAAGAGCTATCATCATTGTCAATATAAGTTACAATCTGTATGCTTTCTGGGTCATCTGCGGTTTCTGAAACAGATTCATAAAACCGTACTAAATTATCAGGGCGTTTACGGGTAGGCAGTAGTAAAGCTATTTTATACATTTTGTTCCATAATCTTATCAATCATTCTTTGTAACGGAAAGTCTTTATCCTTTTTCTGCCAGTATAACAGAGCTTTAAGTATATTTACTTGCCAATCTTGCCGTGGTCTAATCGAGCTATTATCTATAGAGCCTGGTATCTCGTGCATGTATTCTCGTGACTTCGTAAGATCGGGGTACAGTGGATAAGGTGTGCATAATCCTGCTTTTTGTATGCGATAGGTATGCTCAATATGCTCCATAGCATTAAACATATTCTCATCAAAGTACCCACATACTTCAATAGCGTTTTTAGTGTACATACACCACGCCCCAACTGCAGCAGTATACAAATCAATTCCCTTACTACTAGCGTATAGCATTCCGACATTAGCTTGTCCGTGGTGGGCAAACATCATATGTTCTATGCCCGATAGTTCTGAAAGTCTAACATATTCAGTTACGGCTTTTGGTGAATCAATTATTATATCTTCTTCTAGCAAAAAAATATAATCACAGCCCTCGCTAATAAGCTTTCTAAGTAGCCAATTCTTTGCGTATGCTACACCCTTGTTCTTAAGAGCGTGCCGGTATCTAATAGCCTTTGGTAATTTATTGTAAAGCTGTTGATAAGCAGACTTGTGATATTTATCACTACCATCGTTGTATATCCAGACTGAATCAACAACGTCTAAAAGATTAGTTTCAACACCCTTGATAGATTGCACTAAATAATCTGGTCTGTTATAAGAACATATGCCCAAGCCAATCTTAGGCTTTGACATCTACCACAGTCCCTAGCACATCTGACTGGTCAATCAGAAAATACTTAACACCATCGAGTTTAACGTCAACTGTAGCGTATGGCTTGTAGACTATGCGATCTTCTTGTGCGAATCCCTTTACTTCAGAGCCAACATTTATGACATTTGCTGTTTGGGGCTTTTCTGCAGATTTAGCCTCTATAAAAAAGCCTGATTTTGTCATAGTTTCTACTTCATCTGGTTTGCAGAATAGCTGATTGCTTGCTGGTTTGATTGTTTGCATCTAACATCTCCTTGTATTTATTACGTTCGCTAATGGCTTCTTCTATAGTGGGGTATCTACCAATATGAAAGTTGCGCCCTTTACGGTAGATTCTAGCATGGTAAAGCTGTTTATTCTTGTCAAAGTAAACACCTGATCCCCAAGGTAATGTCATTTCTTCCCTCCTCTAAAATGTAGATCTTCAAATTCTATATAAAGCATATGTAAGATCCTATCACCTGATGTGTTTGTATACTTACTCATACTCTTGCTAATGCTCCTGATAAACCACAACGTCAGCAATCTTTTCATTTCTTTGCCTCCATTACTTTTTCAAACATATTTTTGTAGTAAGTCCAGTTATTCTCTAAGCGGTAGTTCTCAAGCTCCTTAGTAGCGATTTCTAGCATTTGGTCACGTGATTCTTTGCTATCTACAAGCTCTTTTAAGGCCTTGTACCAGCTTTCAGTATTATTATCGACTAGTTTAGCTACTCCACGTTTTAGATGGCTGTACGGGCCTATATTTGATGCTACGAGTGCAGCCCCAGCTCGTGTAGCTTCTTGCCATTTAATGTTAGACTTGCCATGATTGAATATATTATCGTGAAGTGGAGCTATAGCAATATCCATAGCAAGGTTAGGGTGAAGTTCTTTTATCCAGCCGTCACCACGTTTACCCTGTACAAACTCATAGCGTTTTCTAGGCACATACTTGTCAAGTGGCATACCAACGGCTTTAAAGCGTAGGTTCTTATTCTCGTGCATTAACTTTTCAATAGCTTCTGCTACGCCTGTTTCATGTAGATCTTGGTAGTGTGACGATCCGCCAAAGTAACCAATAACTACGTCTTTATTCTTAAAAGGCTTTCTTTTGTACTCGTCTGTTATGAAGTTAGGGTTCACAAACGTAGTATTTACTGGGCGCTTGCGTCTTAACCTAAATACTCTAGCAAGATCTTCTGTAGTTGTAGAGATCCAATCGTTATCTCGAATCATACATTGCATCCAATAACACTTCTCATCTGTCATCTTCACCCAAAACGGATTATCGGGATTGACTGAGAACATGTCATCATCGACATCCATAATAAACTGTGTACCGGCACGATCTCTAGCCACTTTAAGCATACTAAAAGCTGTAGGATCTGCGTGATATGAAGAAAAGACTATATCGTACTCACAAATAGTCTTGAAAGCTTTTTCTAGTTCTTCTTCGGTAAACTCATTGGCGTTCTTGTATTTCTCGATACCTTTAATAAAGGTTGGCTGGTGATCTATTTGCCAATTTGTGTGCTTGGCTAGTTCTTGAAGTGGTCGGTATATTCTCCACATATCGACTGCTGATCGTTTGTTTTGATCCTCAGACAGAGAACTATGAATTGCTAGAATTTTCATATGTGCTGGCCTAAATACTCTAGTCGGTTATCTGATATTACCATTTGTTGTAGGTGGTACTTGTACCCATTCTGCCATAGTGTGACCAAAGGCGGTGTATCGGGGTAGTTCGTCACAACCTTCGTGTAATCTGTAGATTCTCCCCATAATGCTTTGGCGAAGTCGTGGCTGAATATAAGGCTATACAATCTCATATCAAGCATAGTCTCGGCAATATGTTTTACTACCGCATCACCTTCAAGATAATTGGGGAAATACCCTCGACATTGAAAATCTTTCCAGTCCCACCCGTTATCAATAGCCTTCTGTATAGCTTTTTCTAAGATTTCTTGACTAGTCATTAGAAGCCTCAACCACTTCATTCACTTTATCAGTGATAAGTTTACAAAATATCTGGGTAGCTTCTTCTAATGGTCTCCCCATTAGCTGAGCATTTATAACTTCCCAATCTAGCGGTTCAATAGTTTTCATAAGCTGCCTCTTATTATCATAACCGCATTATAACACGCTAGGTTACCGATGCCAATTCTGCGTTGTCGTTAGCGTCTTTGAGGGTTTTGCCTTTAGTGCCAGTCCCATAAGTCGTAGTATCTGACCATACCGCTGTCGTAGTAGCAGCAGCGAGTACAGGCACAGCAGAACTGAAGTCGGTTACAACCATAATCTGCGATGGTTGACCCTCTTCCCAAAGGTCAAAACCAGCCACCTTATTACCTGTTCCAGCATCATATAAGTCGTCTACAAAGAAATATGCCCCTGCCGTAGCAGTTACACCTGTGATTCTTACTGTAGCGTAGCGAGAATCCGTACCTGAATAGTATGCTGAGATGTTGAACGGTAGCCAAGAACCTGTAGTTGTCGCAAACGTGTAAGTATCATCTGGTGTGGCTGTTAGTAAAGTACCTGGTAAGAATAACTCTACCTTTAATGTACCGCTTGAAAAAGTAGCATTTCTGTATACATAGCCGAATATACCCACGTTAGAAGTCGGATTGGCAGGTATCTTAAATGTCCAGCTAGAGCCAGTCGTAGCGTTTTCTGGTTTACTTACTAGAGATAATGACGAGGCAGTACGAACAGTTGTATCTGTTAGCCCAGCTCCAGCACTCCACCAAGAACCCTTATTGGTGTACCAGCGGTGTTTAGAGGTGTTACCATCCATATTCTGAAACTTAGCTATGCTGGTATCGAGCTGGTTAAGGTAGTTTGAGTGAAGTGTAGATGAACCGAACGTACAGGTGTTAAAGTAGTTTTGGTTAAGTGTACCTGTAAGTGCGGTCATGTCAATTACGTTGCTACCGATAGTACCAAAGTTACAGTTGTTGAACACGTTACCCGAAGCGGTGGCAAGATAGACTGCGTTCTGTCTGGCACCGTTTACCGTACAGTTATTGAATGTATTTGCATTAGAGGCAAAGATACCAATTACATATCCAGCAGATGAGTTTACTGCATTGCCTCCGTAAGAGTGGCAGTTATTCATCACATTGGAAGTTGACGATGCACCGTAAGAGAACAAGGCACACGAGAACGTACTAGATGGGGCGTTGTACTGGAAACAGTAGTTCATGGTCTTATTACTTGAACCAGAGAAGCTTATCCCTGACTGAGCAACATAGTTTAAACCTCCCATGTTGTATAGCGTGATACCTGTGTGAGTTTGGGCTGTAGCATCGTTCTGTCTAAGCAAGAGACAACCACGACCAGTAATTGAGGCTTGGTACAAAACTAACCCATCGAATGTGGAGAGGCTAGATGGTGTGAGTGTGAGTGATTTACCAGAGCTAGAGTCACTATACTCCATTCTTGTGTAATCGAAAGATGAGTTTACGCTAGAGGAGTTGTTTATCCACCAGCCTCTCGTGTTGGTTAGAGCCTTTATTACTACGTTTCGGGTTAGGTTATTCATGTATGAACCGACTGCGTGAGTTTGGGTTAGTGCAGCTTCGGCACCCCCAGCCGTGTTACTCAGCACGAATGAGGTACTAGAGTTTCGGGTTATGATAAACCGAGTCTCATTCTTTAAGTAATCCGTAGCACCACCAAGTACAATCTCGTCTCCAACCTGAGCATCCCAAGCTGTTTGAGTAATGAGTGGACTGGCTGCCGTACCTAGACCAGAGGCGTAGGTTGTGTAAACATCACAAGTTGCTCCCGTAGTAAGTATCTGACCACCGTAAGACGTTACACCAGTGAATATACCCTGGTCGCCGTTGGCTGTTGAGTCAATAATGAATGTTGAAATAATAGTCTTAGTAGCTGAACCTCGTATGTCAAAGACACCTCCTGCTGTTACCCATACACTACCTTTTAGAGTGGTTGTACAGTTAGCTGCGGTATCGTGTTTGAATGTGCCACCTGAACCGATTGTAAGGGCTGCACCCATAGTCTGAGCGGTCGAACCGATACTTGTAGCAGCTTTTGAACCGAAGGTGTTAGCTGTGCCTGATAAAGTGCAAGTCTTGGCGGTGAGACCAGCATCATTAAACCCCCCTATCCATAGGTCATCTGAAGCCCCTAATGCCCCTGCGGTGTCATAAGTAAATTGGAACCATAAGCCTGAAGCTGCGGTACGGACATTACCAGACGAACCGACAGTATTCTTGAGCCTGCAAGTATAGGCCGAGGCTGTGAGAGTGGCGAACTGATACGGCGTGGCAAAGCGGAAGTAGTTCATACCCAACTGAGCATCGGCCAGGTTGATGGTAGCAGTAGCCTTCGATACACCAGACTCCATGATTTCAGCGGTGATGTTACCACCGTTGGCAGGGAGTGTTGATATACATATCCATACGCCTGTAATCTTATTGACTAAGTTCGGAGCTGTTACACCTGATGAAGTAATACCAGCTAATGTCAGACCTGCGGTTGTTGCGGTGATAGTCGCACTACCGAGCATAGTGTCATAATTAGTACCGTTCCAGGTCTGCATTGCCACTAGCTAATCTCCATTCCTACTTCTAAATCTTGACTTTTTTCATATTCCGCCTGGTAAGCTTGTAGTTTTGCAGCTATTTCTGCTACAGCGTTGCTTGGTGAGCATTCTACTGTCTGGCTAGTGAGGACTGTATTGCCGTCATCATCCAAGATGTCAAATGTAAAGTGTTGACTTAGGTTTAATGTTAGTTCTGATTTTGTTGTGATTTTAGCTCTCATAGTGTCTCCTTAATTAAAACGTAGCCCCTCTTGTGCCCCATGTTGGTGAACCTGTTGGGCCTGATGTTTCATTTATATACACAGACGTA